GATTTTTAAGCACTCGCACTGTCGTGCTATTTCCAGCAGAGTCGGTCTGTTGATTTCGCTCGAGTGCGATGACTGCATCAGAGAGTTGAGCAATAGCTGCGCTTCCCCTGAGCTGCCCCAAAGTGACGCGAGCCCCCTCTTCATGTCCTTTGTCATCAGACGATCTTCGTAGGTGTGAAACAAGGAATAGTGCAATACCAGTACGCTCTACAAGAGAACGGAGTCTGGTCATTGTCTGGTCAATCATTCGACGCTCATCGCCTTCAAGGCCAGACATCAAGATGCTCAGGTGGTCAAGGAAGATAACCCGAGTATCCAGTCCCGTAGCGAGGTACTCCACCCTGTTGTAAATGATGTCAGGATCCACAGAGCCCCACCCGTCATAAAGAAACAGGTCCCACTTATCAATAGTATTTTGATAAGCTTCGGTGAGAGTAGATCGTTCATGCTGTCCAATGTGTAGGGCTTTGCCACATGCAACGGACATAAGCCCAAGTGCAGTGCGGCGGTTTGATTCTTCCAAGGCGATATAGCCAACCTTCTCTCCTTTGTTTAGGAGGTAGGCAGCTAGTTCACGGCAGAAGGACGATTTCCCAATTCCAGATCCAGCCGTAATTGTCACCAGCTCGCCCAGGCGAATGCCCTGAAGCTTCTGGTTCAGACCATCGAATGGGTAATCATGGTCAGCTGGGGGAATGGGTGTAGTGACAAGCTCTAGGAGCGTCTTCCCGTCAACAATGCCGTCAGGACGGTACGGCTTAGCGTCCCAAATCGCTCGACGAATCGCTTCCGTATCGTTGGCTTGTAGGGCATCAGAGGCATCCTTGTACGCCTCAAGTCTTGCGATCTTTGTCTTGCCAGGTGGTAGGACGCTTGCTGCCTCCTCCGCTGCCTTACGGCCTGCCTCGTCATTGTCGAAGAACAAGACAATCTCCTCATAACCCTGGAGCCATTGGAGAGCCCGTTGAATCGACTTCTTTGCCGAAGCGGCACCGCTAGGTAGAGAAACCATCGGCCACCCCGGCATAGCTTCACAACACGAAGCCGCATCGAGTTCTCCCTCAGTGATAACGACTCGTTTTCCAGTGGAGGGAAACAAATGTTGTCCAAAGAGAGTTCCGGGGACTTCTCCTTCATAGGTAAAGATCTTGTTTTTAGTTTTTAGTTTGCAGCCCTTAAGTATTCCAGAGCTGTCGAAATAATGGAAGCGTAGGACATCTCCATCTCGGTAGATTTTGTATTGTTGACAAACTTTCTCGGAGATGTTGCGCTTCTGCAGCCGTTCGGCTGAGCCTTGTAGGTGGACATTTGACATTGATTTGTGAGTGTGAACATCCTCTTCGGTATGTCCGTAACTGTTGCAAGAGAAGCAGTAGGAGTGGCCATCAGAATAAATACTGTTGGCATCACTACTGCCACATACTTCACACGGTGAGTGCCTTACGAACTCGCTTTCGGAGCTCATCATATGCAGTTGCTTGGTGGTCGTGATAGTTAAACCAATCATCCAGTGCTAGATAGAAGCCACGGATGAGTGCATCAGTAGTTCCTGGATTCTCGCTATCTACATCAGCAAGGAAGTCGGAGAACTGTTCAGCGAAGAACTCAGGTGTGCCGTAAGTCAGGTTAGCCATTCGATTGGTATTGAGTGGAATGCTGCCCATTTGAAGCCGTGCTTCTCACACCACTTCGCATAGGTTGTTTTAGATCCTTTGTAGATCTTGTTATATGGTGCTTGAAAGACGAAGCGAATATCTAACTCGGGATTCGCAGCTTTCACTGCTTTCATCTTCCTTCGGTCTTCCTCCGTCAACTGACCCTTTGTCTCTAAGTAAACACCATTCGGCAAAAGGAAGTCGGGTGTGTAGTTGCATTGGAGTACGTAAGGAACTTTGGTAGACTCGTATTCGTACTTGACACCAAGGTTGGTGAGAAGGTCAGCTACCCTCTCTTCCAACCCGGATCGGAAAGCCATCAGAAATCGTCGTCTTCTACTTCAGGTTCAGCAGCTGTGACATTCGGTTCACCAGCCTTGAAGCCTTTTGTTTGGCCGAATAGTGCGGCAACTTCCGTCTCTCCCAGATCCCCAGTATCAACGCCTGCTGCAGAGTTAAGTGAGACCACTTGAACTCCAACAAGTTTGAGACTGGTACCGTAGGTAACACCGTCACGCAGGATGTATGGCTTCTGCCTAAAGGCCAACTTAACTGTGCTGCCGCTGTAGATGGGAGTGGAGTCGTCAGTAATAGGCGTTCCCTCAGTATCAACGACGGGCGGACGGGTTTCTTCATTCCAACTAAACTTGACTTTGTACTTACCCGTAGACACCTCTTCCCAAGGTTCAGGTTTGAGTGTGGAACGCTTCGGGTTCTTAAGCTTTGACTCTGCCCATTTGAGAGTCTCTACTCGATCAGCTTCCAGTACTTCGATCAGACCCTCATCGACAATCGCAGACAAGGAGTAACCGAACTTAGAAGGTTTCAGTACAGCTTGGTATCCTTCAAGGACAACAGGCTGTTGGGTAACGTGGATGGTTTGTGCCATTAACAAAAGAAGTAGGTTGATTCGATCACGGTCTCTGGTTCCAGATCACCAATGATCGGTGGTTCAGACTCTGCACCTATTTGGGTAGCAAAGTCTTTGAGATAGTCATGCTCTGCAAAGAGGTGCATGTATGTCTCCCGTACAATGGTAGACAGGACAGACATATCAGTAGCACGACACAATACAGAGTCGTGGATCAATGCAAGAGGGGCATTGAACCTAAGTGCAGACAAGTGAAGCAGTGAAGCATCAAGGGAGTGGATTAGATTAGGAGCAGTAGCGTTCTTATGATGGTTTAGGTCAACCTCATTGCTATCTCCTACCTTGACCGACACCTTCTGAACCTTACCTAGTAACTGAAGCTGTAGACGCTCGACCTCAGGCTTCATAAGCCGTTGAGTAACGACAAACCCTGATGGTGTTGTCCATGTAAGCTCAGTTGCACCACGCTTGATAGAAGCAGCAACCTCAGCTTCAATCCAACGCATAACAGCCATAGGACCAGGAACAATACGATCCATGGCATCACGCACAGCTGTTACGACCTGAGTTAGTTCATCTTTGTCTAACTCAATCTCAACGTCTTTGAATGCATCCCGTATGTAGCCACGATTAGAGAATGGCTTAGCATTGTATGGGACAGTCATTACGACACGCTTGGTCTTCTTCCTGTCCATATGCTCTTGTAAGCGTTCTGGACAGTAGGGCCTAGCAGCCTCTGCAACGACCTTGTAAGCATCTTGTGGTGCATCGCTAGGCAATACGTTGACAAGACGTGCTGTAGAGGCATCACGGGCTAATCCAGCAAGGATCTGAAGACCACTACAGGTTGCATCTGTAGCAACCATCAGTTTTGTGTAGTCTCGATCGCAAGCTACGACACAGTGATAGTACTCTTCACATGCTGCTAAGAATTGCCATGGCTCTTCGGCTGCTTCCCATTCAGAAAGGTTGTCGATTGGCTCTGTAGCAACTCGCTCGATGAGTGTGAGGTTATTCTTAACCCACTCAAGTCTCTCCTTCATTGGAGACTTATCTAACCCATATGTGGTGGCTACTTGAAATGCCAACCACTCCTCAGCTTCAGGTGTGATGTAAGAACCATCAGCAAACCTTATTAAGGACTTACCAAAATCGGTATCCTGTGGTGTGAGGAAAGAGGGGATCGGATAAGCACGACCCCTGTAATCGAACGACCAGGGTAGATAGAAACGGTCTCGTTCTGTGAAACGTTCAGCAGCTTGCAATGTCATACGAGTACGACACGAAGCCTTGAAGCTATGGGCATTAGCGTTGTGCACCTCTGCTGCTCGTCTCCGATAATCCTTACGACTATCGTAGTTGTCTTCAATGTCAGCAGGTTTAGCAGGCAGAGGTTGCTCAACTATAGGGATGAACTTACCCACCTTGACCTGTCGGTCTTGCAACACCTTCGCAACCTCATGAATGAATGGGTTGAGTTGGTATGCCACCTTCTGAATCTGGTTCAGAAAGGCGATGGGTTGGTCTCCCTGTATACGGGGATGATTGCCTCGTCTCACCATGTCATGACCACGCATCACATCGTTAAGCATGTAGCCACCAGCTGATTCGTTAGACCAGTCATTAGGTGGTACAAGCATTGGCCAAGCTAGAGGTGAGAACAACTCAGCATTAGCCATTACTTCATCCTTAATGTCAAGGAAGGCGGCGGTAGGAACTACATAAGTGTTTGTCTTTCTACCTTCACGGACCGTCATCTTTGTGAACCACCCACTAGCCTGCATGATGCAGTCAAGTAGCCATGCACCAAGCTTGATTCGATTAGCCCTACCCCAGCTATCCCACTCAGGAACCTCATAACGATTCATGAGCGTCCTTGTTAGTGTTAGCTTCTGATGGGTTCCACAAGACTTATGCCAGTACTTATCCTTGATTGTCTTTAGTAATCCAGGAGCAGTGCGTTCATAGAACCGCATGTGGCATTCATCTTCAACTGCCTGACCAATAGCATCAGCAACACTAGCAATCTTGTTAGAACCTTCCTTGTAAGAGAACACCTTATCAAAGGTCAGCTTACAAGCAATAGCTGCAGCTGCCATAGGCTCTACATCAGCAAGATACTGTTTGATCTCCTTGAAGGCAACGCCATTCTTGCGTTCATGGATACGACTGTTGGTCTCCTCAATCTTTGCAACCACAAGAGGCAGCAACGTATCAATGCTTGCTACCCCATAAATGGATGCACTTGCATAATCCTTTTGCTCAAGCTTCAGTGTGTTGTCACGAAGACGCTTAAGACCTTGACGAATGGCGTCACGTTCAAATGCGATTTGCTCGTCTATCTGTGCCTGAGTTACTTGGATCATTTGCAATGTTCTTTGATGAGTTCGGTTACAAACACTTCGTCTTGATCACGAGCAATAACTCGTGCCTCAAGCTCTCGATTGAACTGTGATGTCGGATAGAAACGGCGAACAGTCTCTATCTCAAGCGGTCTTGCTACAGCTGCAATGCTATGTGCTGTAAACAAAGGGTTACCATCATTACAAGCCTGTGCAATATGTACTGACTCATGAAGCAAGGTATCAAACACTTCATCACTATTGCCGTGATGGTTAGCTACACAAACCGTTAGCTGATCAATGACATTCTTGGTGTACTCATACATCCCCATCATGTCCTTGTTATTACAAATACGAGGTGCATCTACAACAATGGTTGTACCTGTAGCCTCAATTGCAGCAAATAGAGCTGTAACTGTTGGTGTTGCATACGCTGGTGCAATGAATGAAGAACAAATAGCAATCGCAGTGAGTGTGAATTTCATCAGCCGATGGTGTAAGTGTCATCTTCAAGTTGATCAGCAATAAGCTCCAGTAGCTCATCACGATACGGATGCATACGAACCTCTTCAACAAGAGTGTCAACAAGGAAGTTAAAGGTAGCTTCAGTCATTGTCAGTAGCAGGAGAAAGGTGGTGGATAGCTTCGTGGTCAGCAACAGTGAACTCAATGCCAGGCATATTGATCAACTGATCAACCTTGGCTTGAGCAGCACTACGTTTGCTATAAACGTGTTCTTTGACTTTCTTGGTGTTTACATCTGTGACACGGATGACACAACACACAGAGCTAGGTAGTTCCCAGCCTGCAACCTTCCACGACATGATCTCCTCAAACGTATGAGGGATGAAGTCGCTATCATCAGCATCTTTGTATTCTTGCCAGTTGTTAGGGAAGTACTCTTTCTTAGCCATTAAATTCCGTACTCAAATGCAAGGTCAGTGAAATCATTTTGAAAGGACCTAATGAGGTTTAACTCTTTATCAGTTAATGCAAACTTCTCAGGCATCAGTATTGCACAGTT